AAACGCCCCACCTGCATTGCGATAATAAACATCGCCTGTAGCGTCTGAAGTTACGTTAATAACTGGACTTGTCAGCGTTTTATTAGTTAATGTATCAGTAGTTGCTTTACCAACTAACGTATCTGTGCCAGTTGGAATTGTTATAGTTCCTGAATTTGATATACTTGCTATAATAGGAGTTGTTAGAGTTTTATTTGTTAAGGTTTGAGAAGCAGTTAATCCAACGACCTGTTCAGTTATGCCTGCCGCATCGTATACAGAAGATAGCATATCGCCAGTTTCTGTTCCGCTTGCCTGACTAGATAATTCACTTACTAAAGTCCAGCCATAAGCCGCATCAATATATACAAGCGTTCCGCCCTCATTATCTGATAAGGTTATGTCACCCGTTGCACCCTCAAACTTTAATCCGTTTAATCCCAAGGTTGCCGCATAAGTTGTTGAGTTAATTGATTTAAAACCAATCGTATCGCCAGCCGAAGGAGCCGCTGGAAGTGTCAAAGTAAAAGCAGATGCAGAAACATTCATTGTATAACCCTTACCCGCAACTGCGTTTGTAGCTGAAGTAATAACATTATCCCAATCAATTCCACCACTAGCTGTTGAAGCAATAGTAATACTTCCATCGCCCTCTGTAATAGTTATATTAGAGCCTTCGGTTAAAACTGCATTGTCCCATTGTCCTGCAACCTCGTCCCAAATTTTAAGCTGTCCCGCAACTGAGCCATCAGAAACTGAATTGTTACTAATACTTGCCTGTTTGTCATTAAATGTATTCCAATCTGTTGACGATAATGCACCAGTGGTAGAAGTATCCGCACCAGCAAGGCTTAGTTCCTGTGTAGATAGACTTAATCCATTAGCCGTGCCAATAGTAACGTCAGTTGAGTTATCAGTACCAGAAGCATCAACGCCTAAAGTTGTTCTTGCGGTTGAAGCATCAGCATCGTCCACCAAAGAAGCTCCAAAAACGCTTATAGTTGTACTTGCTGGTAGAGTTAAAGTTTTAATATCGACATCAACTTCAGAATCCATTAATGCACCAGCACTTGTTACATTGGCGGTATCGGTTACGTCGGCTAAAGCCTCTATGCCTGCAAGTTTGTCATATTGAGTAGCCGTCATTAAGCCAGCATCATCTGTAGTTGAAGCTGTTATAGTAACGTCATCAGCCCCACCATCGGATGTAATAGCCAATGTTGTACCCGTTACTGTGCCTAAGCTTAGTTCTGTAGCAGAATTAGTTACCTTTAATGTATTGGCAACAATCTCGTCCCATTTATCTGCACCTAGTAATCCAGCCGTGCTAGTAGTTGCTTCTATTAAAGTTATATCTGGTGAACTACCATCACTATTAATGGGTACAGTAGTTGACGTTGGTGTATCTAGGGTTAATGATGTTGATACGTTAGTTTCTTTTGCTGTATTTAACACAATAGCATCAAAAATTGCACTATTAATTACGCCAGTTAGACTTGTTGAAGCAACTGGAAGTGTAATATCATCAGCTCCACCATCAGAGGTAATCGCCAAAACAGTTGTGTTATTAGTTCCAACCTCTAATGTGGTTGATACATTTGTTTCCTTAGCTGTGTTTGCAACTATCTCGCCCCATTTAGCGGTAGTTAATAGCCCTGCGGTTGAAATTGTTGCAGCTGGCAAAGTAACGTCATCAGTTCCACCATCAGAAGTAATCGCCACGGTATTAATTCCAACAGTACCAACGCTTAAAGCCGTAGATACATTGGTTTCTTTTGCTGTATTATCGCTTATAGTTGAATCCATTGCAACAATTTTATCTCTTATTGAGTTTTTGCTTGCTCCATCCGTATCGTCATTCCAACTAGTAGCACTATAAATATCATCGCTTGTTGCAACATTTGTAACATTATTTATTGATAAATCTATTTTTGTTTGAGCAATAGTCCTCACCACATAATTATCTTCTGCGGTCATTTTTAGAAAAGAATCAGAAACGTAGGTTAAACCAGAAATACTATCCATAGCATCGTCCTGGTCTTGCTTCTCGTTAAATGTATCCCAGTCAACAGAACTTAAATAGCCGTCATTACTTGTGTCCGCTTGGTCAACTTCAATAGTTACATCTCCAATAGTAGAAAGACTGCCACCTGTTACAGTAAGAACTGATGAAGTTGTTTCAGTTAAGTTGCCTAAATCACCATCATAAAGAGGTGTATCACCAGTATGAATATCGTCCACCGCTGGAAGGTTCTTTATAGGTACTAGTGTGTTTAAAATCACATTGGCTTCGTCATTATCTTCAATAAGTATGTTAAAATTTGCCGAATAAGAATCGCTTTTCCCTGCAAAAACAGCTATAATTTCAGTTGAATTAAGATTTAACGGAAAATAGGCATTGCCGCCAGAGAAAGAAACAGTGGCAGTAGCAACGGTTGAGCCTTCGTAGTCTATTGACATAAGAGTATTAGCTGAAACATCACTATCGGTAAGGTCATATATTGCTATATCAGCATAATCACGTTTTACCAATGGATCGGGTTGTATGGAAAACGCCATACTCGAAGTATCAATATAAAATGTTACGCTTTTATTAGCCATTACCACATCTCCGTTGCTTTTGTTAGATTAACTCTTTCATCGACATTTCGCCCGTCTCGGAAATTCTCCATTTTTGCCTCTCCAAGAAAACCTCGATATTCCAATAGACATATCCTAGCTTGTTCTAAGTCAGTATATGGCTTTTTGGGGTGTTTATACATATCAGCTTTGGTTGCAGAGATAATAGCCTCGCTCCATCTCTCAAAAAATGGCTCAGTTAATTCTTCTGCATCATATTGCGGAACCATAGCTATAATTATCTCAATACCATCAGTTTCAGAAGAAGGAGGATAGTTTTCAAGTGTGATAGAAGTTCTATCTGTTGATACTGTATAGTCGTCAAAATCTAAAACATCATCAGAATCATTTATACGAACCGACATAACACGCAAAAAATCAGAGTTGTAAGCACTTATATCAAAAGTATAGGTTAATGTATCAACATCGCTATCCTGCGTGCTTGTATAACGCCACGCTTCGCTCTCACGACAAAATTTCCTTGCCGCCAGCCTGACGGACTGAATAATAACAGAACGCAACGCACCGTGCATGTATGGCTGTAAATAAGCATATAATTCTGAATAGAGTTCCATTATCCCATTATCTCCTTATTAAATACCGCTAAAAGTTCTCCTGCAAGCTGAACATCACGTTTAGCCCAAAGAACAGCCTCATAAGCGGCATAATTTATAATCGCATTTTTAAAAGATACTGGCAAATCTATATTATCATCAATCACTTCAACAATTTCAGCATCTCGAAGTAATCCAGTTTCAGTTAAAGCCGCATCGGGTCTAAATCTTAAAACTTCTTGTACCCCATTGTTAATCCCATCAAGCAATATATTTTCAGGGTAAAAACAAAGAACAGAATTAAGCGTATCGAAATACAATTTTTCATTAACTTGGGATAGCTCAACATTGTTGTCCTGGTATGCCCTCGCTAAGACGTAATAACATAAAGGAGAAATAAAGCCGTCTCGAAGTGAGGCTACAGCTAAAACATCTCCGTCATAATCATAATTTGCATCTGTACGTTTGTTTTTTATATCAATAAGTCCTTCATCAATAGCGTCATTCAAATTCGTATCAGAATAAAGATATAATGTTGCACTAAGACTTTCTAAATACTTTTTATCGTTTACTTGAGATAAGGTTGAGTTGTATTCATCAACACCAGAATCAGCGTCATATGCCCTTGCTAATACATAAAAATATAAAGCAGTAGCAAAGCAGTCGGTAACATCACCAGCATCGGCTCGTCTTTGCTTAATATCATCTATCCCTAAATTAAGAAAGGCAGTTAAGGAAGCGGTAGACCACCTATAGGTTTCGACAGTATCACCTAAAGATTCTCTAACCTTAGCAATAACAGTTGACGGAGCAAGCAAACCAGTAGGTCGTATTTGAAGCTTTGATTTTACTTTTGTTAAAATATTAGCTTTAGTAAGCAAAACAAAAGAAGCCGTATCCACAGGAACAGACTGCAATTTTAATTTTACTGTTTTGACAACTTCACTTGCATCAATCATTTTAATACCTCATTAAGCAGTTGGAAACTCTATCTCAAGAATATCAGCAACTAAATCTTTTTCTTTCCCAACACGATATTTTTGTGCAGGATATGATATGCCAGCAATACCAGCAGCATCAACTAAATTTTTACGAGTAAAAGAGCTTAACTGTGCTTCTCTTACATCACGGTCGTTTGTTTTTCCAGCAATTTGACCCTCTAATTCTTTTATGTAAACCTGTAGCATGGAAATTTCATCTTTTAAAAGACGGCTTTCTTTATCCTTTTTTGCCACAACAGAAGATAAATCATCAGCCTTTATTGTGCCGCTAACTTCTACGCCTTCCTCGGTGCATGGGTAAAATTTAGGGTTCTTAGCAAGTACTGGTTCGTAAGGAAAAATCCTTCCATTCTTTTTGTTTTTTAAAAACTTTATCATTGTAATACCTCAATTAAGGAGTTTACCCCGTGTGTCCGACACGGGGCAACCCAATTTTACTTATCCTTTTTTCCAAACAGCATGTACCAGTCCAACTGGTCGTACAACTTCATAGCCGTAAACATGCAGTCCACGATAGTAATCCTTGAAACGCTTTTCAGCTTTGATTTTTTCGCTAGAAATTAAAAGCTGCGAAGCAAATGTCAACGCACTTTTATGTCCTGCAATTATGTCAAACTGTTGAGCCGTTCCATCACCACTAGCCGCTGTATCAGCAGTATGTAGTGTGTTAGAATTATAAAGGTTAAGATTAGAAAACTCGCCAATCTTACCCATTAACAACGCACTCTTAGAATTACCAGACGTATTTGCTTCAAACGCATCTGATTGAGTTAAGAGACGATGAACCCACGCTGGAAGAAGTCCCCAACGATCCATCATTGGAAGATTCTGCTCGTCAAGAACTAGAGATAGGTCAGTAACCTTCTCTACAACATTAGCAGCAGTAATAGACACAGGAGCGGCAGCCGTTCCCAAGTTAATATTGCCATTAATAGCTCCAGCAGTTGCGCCAGCATTGTCAGCATCAGCGTCAGTATAAATATCTGCAAAAATAGCTTTTTCGATAGCCACTTTCATATCAATACCAGCACCGTCAGCAAACTTCTTGATAAACGGAATGTCTGATTGCTTGACTTCAACATATTCAGCGTTGAAGTTGTAATACTTACCTTTATCGATAAGCAATTCGACAAGACTCTTAGTAGGGTCTTCGGCAGTCAAATCGACATCAGGGTCATAATCCCTAATAGTCAAATGTGGGATTAAACGAATTT